AAGGCGCTATGGCGCGCATGATCCAAGGACTGATCGAAGACTTAGATGGCCCAGAGATCGAGTTCGAGCCTGATGAAGAGCTATTAGAAGCTCTCAATAAAGACAACAACATTATACCATTTGATAAAAAGAGGTTGAATTAATGCACTCTCGTAATCGCATAAAGGGCGGTTATCCCGAGGTGATGGATGCCGATATGGTCAACCAGCCACCTCACTATAACCAATCTGAAATTGAATGTATCGACGCAATTAAAGCGGCACTGACCCCAGAAGAGTTCCGGGGGTACATCAAGGGTAACGTCATTAAATATACGTGGCGTGAACAGTACAAAAATCAGGATGAGGATCTGAATAAAGCATCTTGGTATTTGGCTAAGCTCCTTGGGATCCTAGAGGCTAAAGGAGAGTAGTATGTCTGACCAAATAGAGTTTGGATATGAGTATTTTGATGAGGATAACGCGCGCCTACGTGACCCAAATACTTACCTAAACAAAACCCCGCTAGATATGGTTCGACATTTTGCGCGCACCTACAAACAGTCCCTCGATCTACCGTGGATGAAGGACACAGATAAGGATCTACTACGCCTTGTCTTAGTCAAAGAGGAATACGCAGAAGTTCTAAGTGCCACCGAGGCCGAGGACTTACTGAAAGAATTAGCAGATCTTGTCTATGTGACCTACGGCTATGCCGCCACATTCGGATGGGATCTCGATGAGGCAGTACGCCGAGTACACGCCTCTAACATGAGTAAGCTCGATGATAAGGGCGATCCCATTTACCGCGAGGACGGAAAAGTTCTCAAGGGACCAAATTACCAAGAACCAGACCTAACAGATTTAGTATGAGGAAGATATGAATACACAGGCATTAAGTAACATCGCATTACCAACAGACTATCAGGCTTTCATTCACACAAGCCGATACGCACGTTGGATAGAAGACGAAGAACGCAGGGAGACATGGGCAGAGACCGTAGAGCGGTTTATGGAGAATGTAGTTGTAGGTAAAGTTGATGCGCAGACGGAAGACGAGATCCGCTTTGCAATCCTAAACCTAGAGATTATGCCATCCATGCGCGCCATGATGACTGCCGGGCCAGCATTGATGCGAGACAATACTTGCGGATACAATTGCTCATATCTGCCTGTGGATGATGTAAAATCATTCGACGAAGCTATGTTCATTTTGCTTTGTGGAACAGGCGTAGGGTTCTCTGTAGAACGTCAGTATGTGCAAAAGCTGCCAGATGTACCTGAGAAGCTATTTGATAGCGAGACAACAATTCTAGTTAAGGACTCTAAAGAAGGTTGGGCAAAGGCTCTTCGTATGCTTATTGCTCTTCTATACGCTGGAGAGGTTCCTAAGTGGGATGTGTCTCGAGTGCGTCCTGCAGGTGCAAAGCTAAAGACATTTGGTGGCAGAGCATCCGGCCCCGGTCCTCTAGTGGATCTATTCCATTTTGTTATTGAGACCTTCCGCGAAGCGCAGGGGCGTAAGCTATCCAGCATCGAGTGCCACGATATCATGTGTAAGATTGGTCAGATTGTAGTTGTCGGTGGTGTTCGCCGCTCAGCAATGATCTCACTATCAAATCTATCAGATGATCGTATGCGCCACGCTAAGACAGGCATGTTCCCCGAGCATCGCTATCTATCCAATAACTCTGTTGCGTATACAGAGAAACCAGACGCTATGAGTTTCCTACGTGAATGGACCTCATTAGCCGAGTCTGGATCAGGTGAACGCGGTATTGTGAACCGTGAAGCTATGGTCAAACAGGCTAAGAAAATTGGTCGAGATGCAGATCATGATTGGGGTACGAATCCCTGTTCCGAAATCCAATTGAGACCTTATCAATTTTGCAACCTAAGCGAGTGTGTAATCCGTGCTACAGATACTGAGAAAGATCTACTACGAAAAGTTCGATTGGCGACTATTCTTGGAACCATTCAGTCCACCTTCACTAAGTTCCCATATCTGCGAAAGGTGTGGCAGCGAAATACCGAAGAAGAGCGACTGCTCGGTGTGTCTCTCACAGGCATAATGGACAACACTCTAACAAACGGCAAAGAAGGAGATCTACCTAGCCTATTAGAGAAGCTAAATGCTGAGATTAAGAGCACTAACGAAGAGTTTGCGAACAAGCTAGGGATCCCTGTCTCGGCTGCTCGTAGCTGCGTCAAGCCATCGGGAACGGTCTCCCAACTTGTTGACTCAGCCAGTGGGATTCATGCTCGTCACTCACAGTATTATATCCGTACTGTACGTGGCGATAACAATGACCCACTAACACAGTTTATGAAAGAGCAAGGCATCCCTAACGAGCCATGCGTTTACAATGGTGATAGCACAACGGTTTTCTCGTTCCCTGTTAAATCGCCAGTAGGTGCAGTCACTCGCCATGATATGTCTGCCGTTGAGCAGCTACAGATGTGGCTAACTTACATGCGCCACTTCACAGACCATAAACCATCCGTAACAGTATCGGTTCGTGCGAGTGAGTGGTTCGAGGTAGGTTCGTTTGTATATGAACATTTCGATGAGATGTCTGGCGTATCTTTCCTACCAATGGAAGACCACATTTATCAGCAAGCACCCTACCAAGATATTGGTGAAAGTGAGTATAAAGAGCTTGCCTCTCTTATGCCAAAAAGCATCGATTGGGCAGGTCTACAAGCTTATGAAAAAGAGGATGGAACTAAGTCTTCTCAGACCCTAGCTTGTACTGGTGATGTGTGCGAAATAGTTGATATTTCTGCATGAAAAAAGCCCTCTAGCGTTGACTAGGGGGCTCTAATACAATATATAGAATGTAAGGATTCAGATGGTCTTCCAGATGTTTCCGTTAGGTTAGCCCCCGGTTTGGTCGCCGGGGGCGTTTCTATTTACGGCCTTGGAATAGACTCGGATGCATTCTCCAGCATATCCTTAACTTCCTGATCTGAATCACCCTCACTCTTAACGATAGCTCTACCAATAAATCCTACCATAAGATCTTCCATCAGCGGATCTCTAGGGTTTCTGTTGTACTTACGGGCGAGAGCTAGATATTCATCTGGATTGGACATAATAGAATTGAGAATGTTGTTTGCTCTCGTTTCAGCATCCAGCTTATCAATACCTAGATTAGACAAAGCACGTAGGCGCGCACCTGCACGGCTTAGAGGACCAACTGCTAAGTATATCAATCGAGTACTTGCACTACGGGCTGCTACATTAAATCCTGTTGCAGATTGAGATCTGATAGGTGTAGCTCTAGCCGTATCTGTGGTTTCTTTAGCTGCAGTTAAGATAGCTTCCATCGCGTCAGGTATCTCAGGAGTATCACGATAGATAATCCGTCCTAGATCCAGCGCCGAGTCTCTATCGGTAAGCATATCGCCAATACCTGCAGAACGCACAGGCATCACACCACCTAGCTCTGGAGTTTTAGCAAAGACCTTAGAGGTAAGGAAATTGTTATATGCTAGCTTCAGTCCCTTGGTCAGGATTACTTGTTCTGCTTCGGGTTGTTGAGCAATAATGTCCATTAGCTCTGTAACTCGTTGGCGTGATTCACCACCAAGCCGCTGACCTGCACCAAAGATCTTCTCAAATGCAGCCTGTGGATTAGACGTAGTTACGATACTATCGCCGGACCCAGTTTGTAATAGACGCTTAAGAGCCGGGGTACGTTCTGTATTAAAGAAGTTAGAGATAACACTATCCTCAACATCTTTAAGCATACCTTCGGAAGCTTGCTGCACACCAGCTAGTACATCCTCGACATTCTTAACCGCATTAGCAGATTGGCTAGCCTCTTCTACTCGAGCAATAAATGTATTTAGGCTAGTTACCTTCTCAGCCATCTCAGGGGATGTCTGTGCTAGAGCGTTTAGCTGTTCAGCATAATTGCGTAATGTCATTGTGAGGTTAGATAGATCGGCTGTAAGTAGGCGACCATCCTGAGTAGCAATGATTGCACCATCCTCGAGACCAGCATTCTTAATCTGGTTATAGAAGTTATTGATTGTATCAACGATCATATAATCAGCAATTGCTGTAGGATCTGAGGCGCCATCGATAGCTCGAGCTAGGTTAACTGTACGAGCAGTATTGCCACCTTCTAGGATACCTTTAGTAAGATCCTCTGCCTTAGCATTGAAGCCGGGACGGAAAGGCTCTGTCTGTGTGACTATCTTTTCCATGTCAGATCTAGGTGTGCGTCCTAGAGTACTATCCCATAAGTTAGAGAACTGCTCCATAGCGTCAGTGTCTCGCCAGATAGGTGCAAACTCATCTTTATAGTAGCGCTTAGCTTCCATAGCTGCATCAGCTAGCTCAGGATCTCGCTTAGCCACAACATCCAGCATATCCTCATCGATAAAGTTTAGAACATCACGATAGTAGCGTCCTAGTAGAGGATTATTATTATCAAATGCCGCAGAGGCTAGCTGCGCAAACTCAGGCCGCAGCTTGGTATAGAAGAAACCAAAATCAGCGCCGTTTGCATCTAGGAATTGTCCCAGACGCTCGACAACCTCATCGTCAGTTTCTAAACGCCGTACAAGCTCTTCTACGCCATCGTCAGTCTCTTCTAGTACCTCGATCATACGAGGCTGTACTTCTTTAAGAAGATTATTACCGCGACTGAACGCTACGCTTGCTTTAGTGATCTCTTCTACAGGCATACGAGAGAACAGCTCAAAGATGGCCCGTTCATCGATAGTACCACCTTGGATAGCTGCATATCGACTATTCTTCTCATCGACCATGCGAGTATAACTTTCCTCGAGGCCGTTCTGAATATCTACTCGGGCCGCTGTTTTAGGATCAGCTATCTGTGTACCAGAAGCATCCTCTAGTCGAGCAATTAGCCCTAGATCATCACCAATGGCTTGTACGAGACCACCTGCCTTACGGTTATACTCTGCCTGTAGCTCCTGAGCGTTCTGCTCTAGGATCTGAGTAGTATCTCTACGAGCTACGTCCACAAACTCATTTGCAGAGTCTTGCAGTACCGCTTGGTTTGTAGATCCCTCAGTTAGATTGTCTGCTTGCGCGCCTAGCTGAGTGTTTAGCTCAACAACAGGACGATCCATAGCTTCCTTAACTTGCTCACCACCAGCGCTATTAACCTGCCCAGCGCGGATACGTTGAGCGTTAGCTGCGTCACCCTGATCTAAGCCACCTTTTAGAAAGGCGCTTACAGTATCTAGGATAACTGGTCGGTTCTCATCAAGGTTGTTAATATCGCGTACAAGGATCTCTTTATTCTCTTCAACGATCTTTGCGATATTCTGGCGTACTACCGCTAGCTGTTCCTCTGTTGCGTCTTCGCCTAGATTAGCTAGCTCGGCAGACAGACGTAGATAAACCTCACGTTCAGGTTTAGCCAAAGTGAAGTATGCAGATAGTAATAGATCATAGCCTAGTGTTCCTACGTCCTTAACCGTCTTACCCACGGCACTGATAACACCACCCGCAAGCATACCATCAGCTAACATGTTCATGCGCTGCTCTAGCACTCGAGCCGAAGCATCGTCGCCTAAGTCTGGTGAGATATCGCCAAAGACTTGCCCGGGACCAAACAAGAAAGTGTCTTCCTCAGTACCTACTGTAGATACCGCTGCAGCCTCACCTATAAGAGCGGCTGGGGCTGTACGGATGACGTTACCCATAAGCTGAATAACTTTAGGGGCGTTAGCCAAGCCTTGTGTGATTGTCTGACCAGCCTTGTAAATCCCAAGTCCCGGTGCAAATGCTGCAATGACTGCAGGTAGACCATCAGCGATTAAACTAGCGCCAATACCCTCAGTCTTTGTGCCAAAAGTATTCTCCTGTACTCCCGGTGTTAGGTTAGGACTAATGCTGCGCACGCTATCTGCCAAACGAGCAGCCGGACTATCATCAGTATATGAAGCATAGTCTAGTGCATTAGCTACCACTTGTGGTGCTTTGTCTATTATAGCTGCGCCTGTCTCAACTACATCCTGAGCACTCTCTGCGATCCCTGCTCCCGCAAGCTGCATAGCATTGACTGTAGGACGATCACTAAACCCAAACATTGCCCGGTTAGGAACATAGATACGGTTACGTTCACCTGTATTAGGGTTCGTATATACATAGACTTTATTAGCGTCATTTATCGAAGGACTATCATTAACCACAGATACATCTGGGTGTTTGATATTACCTTCCTCATCACGCTCGATAATCTTTGCATAGTAAGCCCTAGCTTCATCTATTGTAGCAAAGCTATCATACATGTTCTCCGAGACATCGATCTCGGGCAGTAGGTTATCGTCTTCAGAGCTCTCGCCGCCGCCAAGCTCATCCCAAGGCATAGTAGTTTCTTCACCTACGGGATCCCAAGGCATCGTTGTATCAGCCATAAAAGCCTCCTACGGTTTTATTTTTATAGATAGGGATCCGTCAGCATTCCGTACTTGGAATTTGGTGCCAGACGGTGCAGCGTTCCAAGTAGCCGTACCTTCAGGTGTCCGTTCAATAATTGGGATCTCTGAGTTAGGATCTTCGGGCGCTTGGTTAGTGCTATTATCCCCAGCTACCGCTAGATCAAATTGCTCTTTAAGCGCAGGATCAAAACCTTCCGCACCCATACGATTAGCTGTATGATCACTAAACGGTTGCCCAAACTCTTGGTTTTCGACAAACTTAATAAACTCTTTGCGCCCCAGAAGAGAACCTAGGATACCTCTGCGATTAGCTTCGGTGCGTCCTTGTACTTTCTTAAGAGCTACGTTGATCTTGTCTAGAACAATCTCTGCTCGGGTTTCACCAAAGCCAACTGCGTTCAAGTTCATCTGTAGTTCTTTATCGGACAAGCCTTGACCGCTTGATTCATTCAAACGAGCAATGTCATATGCAGCCTGTAGCTGTAGAGTAAAGATACGCTTAGCTGGCTCAGATAGACCTCTAATTGCATCTACCTGTTCTAGGTCGGCTAGTACCTCTTCATAGCTTGCACCGCCCTTAATAGCAGCGTTAAAGCCTGATAGTACATCATCTGTGAAGTTAATGATGCCGCCGAATGCCTGTAGGGTACGGTTGAATGCGGCTGGATTATTGTAAGCCTCTTGGCGATACATCAATAGGTTATCAATAGTATTGTCGCCATTAGCTACAACCTTAGCCATTTCACCGATAGGCTTGTTGTAGATCTTGATAAACTCAGATCCATCTACTCCACTTGGGAACAATACACCTGTTTCTACATCAATAGGTGTTTCTTGATCAGGGTCTGTGATGTTGTAGAACTTACCGTTCTTATACACCAAGGTATCAAAGCCCATCTCATCGATAATGCCTGTTTCTAAATCTCTAGTATAGAATGTAAACGGATCACGTTCAGCATCAGCTTTATCTTGTGTCTCTTGCTTCTGCTTTTCGATTTCTTCATTGAGAAGAGCATCTAATTTTCCCTGCAAGTAAACATATGTTTCGACCTTCTCTGACGCACCGCCTCGGAAATCTGAATCGCTCTTGTTTTCAACAAGCATCATTGTAGCTCGGATATCGCCTTGGCTGTTCAAAGGCTTATCTGCAATATACTCATCAAACTCAAAGTAAGAATTATCCTTAACATTCTTTAGGAAATCTTCTTCCCAAAGCTTTAAGTATGTTTTTTGATCAGGAGTAAGATCATAGTTCTCTGCTAGGGTCTCAGCTTTCCAGCTACGGAATTGACGTAGGCCATCTTCGGTATATTCAAACCCGCTAAGTACACCTGTAAGATCAATCTTCTTTTTCTTCTTAGCGGTTTTAACTGTACCCGGAGGTGCTTCACCTAGAGTACCTGTCTCGATACCTTCGATCACTTTATCTAGCTGGGCATTTGTTACTAGGTGTACTCCGTTCTTATCTTTCTTACGGAAACCTTCCCAAATACTACGCAGTGTAGAGCGCTGCTCTGCCTTAGTCTTTGCGCCCTTTAGACGATCCTGAGCATACCATAAGAACAAATCGTTCTGCGTATTCTCATCGAACAGTGTCTCATCAGTAATGTTAAGCTCTTCAAAGCCGCCATTATCTTTAATGTACTTCAGAGTAGATCCGATAAACTGATACTGCCCCATAGGAGTAGAGCTAAGGCCTCTTTGCGCAGCCTCAGTATCTGGTGGTAGGTTCTGCTTCACCCACGCATGGTAACTGCCATCGCCCCGGGCATTAGCAAAGTCCATAACCTCTGGCATGGTCATCTCAGTTAGAGAGATGTTGCTAAAGGCACTATTCTGAGCTTGATTAAATAGCGCATTATATCCACCTGCACCTGACTCAAAGTCGGTAAAGATCCCGTTAGGATCAATAGCAGATAGGAAATAGTTCTTCTCTGGTGGGGCTTGTATGTCGATACGACCGTCTGCAGATAGCTCTTCAAAGCGCGCTGTGGCGTTGCCCACATTGCCCTCATAGTCCTTAAGCATCTGGAATGCATATGCTACGCCATTCGGGTTCTTGGGATCATCAGGAAATTGCTCTGCCCAAAGACGCGCGGCTGCAGTTTTCAAACGCTTGTCTTCCGCGTCTTTCTCTTTCTGCTCCGCTAATAGATCAGTCTGCTTATCTAGCGCATCTGTGTAGTATTTAGAGAAACTTGCGCTAAAGGAAGCTGCGAAAGAGTCCATAGCGCTGGGTGCGTAGCTGAGTTCACCAGATTTAATTTGCCGTTGTACATCACGCCAACCCATCTTCAGTCTCCATCTCTTCTTCTGTTTCTTCTGCCATACCGAGCATACGAAGCTGCTCATCTTCAGGCGCTTCAGTAGTGTCTTCTAATGATGGCTGGGCCATAAAGCCGCCGCCGGATACTTGTAGTGGTTCCACGGCTACAGGCTCATCCTCTTCTCCAGCCTCTACAATACCCATAGACATCTTAAGCTGCGTAGGTGTGTAGATGATCTCATCAGAGGGTTGATCGCCCATCTCGTATTTAAGACCATTTTTTTTAGCAAAGATCTCGATATGTCGAGCAAGTGGACCTGCAGCTAGGATAGCCATGTCGATATGGATCCTGCCTTTAGATATGCTCTGTAGTAGTAGCGCGGTAACAATGCCTGAGATAGGAACCTCTAAGTCTAGCATCGAGTACACGATACTAACACCTGTCGGCTTCTCTAGGTTGCTAAGTAGGTGGTCTACTGCATCATTTAGGTTTTCAAAATCCGCTGGACGGTGCCAAGGATAGTTACGTGTATCTGCCGTATAGTTCTCGCCGGGAATTGGCGCATCAATTACTGTCATCGTCTACGTCCCCCAGACCGAGCTCTTTTTCAATATCGTCGAAGAACTCTGGCGTGTACCGTAGCTCCTCTTCCATGTTTTCTTCTACGGCTCGAGGAAGTTCCCCAGCGCGGAAAGCTTTAATGCTTCGTTTTACTGCATCGTCAAATTTCATTGGATGGCCTCGTAGTTAACCATTAAGTATCCGTGATCACCTTCCACCACTGCATTAGGATGTGTCTCTTGGATCTCTTGCGCGATAACGCCGATTGGTGGGTAGTTATCCATACCAAGCTCTTTAGCTTTATCGTTCCACTGCCATGTGTACATTTTCACGCCAGAGGGTAGAGTATCGAAGTATTTAATATCGTTCTTTAGTCGCTTATCGGATCCCATGATTGTCTTAACAGCAACCGCCGAAGCAATATCACCTATGAAGCTAAATAGGCCACCGCCCTTAGATCCTGCCTGAGCACCAATCTGGGCTCGTAGGATGTCTACGTCACGCTGGGCTTCGTTCTCAGAGGATTTCCATAGATAGTCTAGCATACTGTCCACACGATCCCAGATCTGGTTCTGTGCTTCCTGTGTGATATTCAGCATGTTCTTAACGTCTGTCGCGCTAGCCTCGAACAGCATCTTAGTGTTCTCTAGCTCAACAGTCTGGCGCCATTTTGCGTTAGCCGTATCAATCTGGTACTGCATATTTGAGTAGAATTTCTGGCGACTGTCTTCCATTGTCGCATTGAATTCAGCAATATCGTTGATCTCGCCAGTATTGAACTTACGCATAGCATTCATCTGCTCAGCGTTAAAGATCTCTACGTTAGTAGAAAGCTGATCATAGAACTTAGTGAAATCATTCTGTGTCTCTGCAGTGAACAAGCGCTGCGCGTTGATCGATTGCTGATCTTCAAACAGAGCCTGTACGCGCGCCTGTGCATCGATAACTGCAGACTGTTGCTCGTTAGATAGATTAGAGAGATCCATCTGTAGGAAAGCTTTAGCGTTAGTGACTGCAGCATTCTCTCGAGCAGTAAGGTTAGCTGTATCAAACTGTGCTAGAACCGTGGCCTTGTTAATCACCTGTTGTTGGCGATTGTTTAAGTTCTGGATAGTAACAGTTTGGAAGAAGTTTGCTTCTTTCTCAGCAATACCGATTGTAGCTTCCATAATAGCCTGAGACATAGCCGCCGTAGCTGCAGTCCCGGTCATACCCTTAAAGGTCATTGTCCGAGACAATTCTCTAGCGATAGGCGCAGCCCATGTAGGGATACGTGGCTGTCCGTCTGGACCTACAAACTGTTTTGATAGAATGTCTATCTGACCTTGGATCGTAGCCTTGCTATCAATGTAGTTACCCTCACCTAGCGCCTGAGCAGCTAGCTTACCAGATACGGATGACGTATCTAGGATGGTAGATATAGACTGAAGAGCAACATCGTTTAGAGCGCCACCAGTATAGTTGATCGAACCATCAGCATTCATGCCAGTAGCAGAACCCTGCATATCGATCTGGATCTCATCAGCGTCTACTAGGTTGTCTGCATCGATCTCGCCAGTAGCCGTATCCACAGAATAGATCTCGTCTGAGATACGATCTGTTACAGTAGATGCATTATATGTTGCTGCGTTTGTTTGATTAGGTGCAGTTGCATCTGCTACAACACCGACTGTCTGAGCATTCACATTAACGCTATCACCCAAGGCGTACCGAGGATCACTAGGATCCAGAGCAACACCTTCGGCATTTGCGCGTAAGAGAGTTAGCCCATCTTGCAAAGTCATACCGCGATCAGCTAAGAATTTCTGTGGGTCTGCTATAATTGCCTGAGCATCCTCATTGGACTGTACTAGACCTACGTCCGTAGCCATCTGGAGCAGAGTTTCCGCATCCATAGGCTGACTCTCTTCCTCTGTGCTACCGTCCCCAGATCCATCACCAGAAGCCTGAGAAGCGCCATTACCGGGATCATCATCGTCGGGGGGTGGTGTGTCATGCTCAGGATAATCTAAGCCTAGATCATTCTTCGCAGTGTTACTAATCTTATCCAGAAAAGAACTGTCATTAGATCCATCGTCGCCTGTCTTTGCAACATAGTCTTCGTTAGTGCCGCTGTAGAACTGGTCACCAGATCCACCTTTACCACCGCCATCGAACATATCTCCGAAGTCATCAAATCCGAATATAGACATTAGAGGTTTTCCTTTTCTTGTTCACATGTTCGAATGCGATCTCGAAGCTTTGCGTAGTCCATTATTGCCATAGGCGTAGTGGTAAACTCTGGTGGCAGAGCTTCCATCTCATCAGCTAGTGACGTAGTAAAATCTTCGGAGTAAGTTATCATCGGGGGGCAATAGACCTCTAATTGGGTTCTATAGACCGTCCCGGCGCAACCGCTTAATAAAGCTGCCGCGATCACTGGTAGAAGGATCGTCTTCATGCTCTGCCATTGCCTTGTAAAAATCGTTGGTTTTTTCTTTTGTCTTAAGATCATCTCTTAGG